AACTGGCGATACGCTATTCTGCTCTTGGAATAAAATTCATTACTGGAGTTGATGATGCGAGTCGTATTGAGATCGGTACGGACAAGGTTCTTTATTTACCAGAGGGTGCTAATTTCGGAGTGACCAATTCAGGTGGTAGTTTACAAGAGATCATTGATTCCACAAGATTTTTAGTTGAATCCACATTGAACAATAATCACATTCGTGCAAAGTACGCCAGGGATGATGCAGGAAATGCTCCTTCTGCCGCAAGTCTTTCAATTCTCGAAATGGAAGCAAGGGATATCACTACAGGAGAGAAGGAAGACACTTGGAGACCTTGGGAACAGAGAAGATACAAGGTTGATAAGGCCATTCTTGAGGTTGAGATGGGTCTAAGGCTTCCTGATGAATATTCAGTTGATTTCCTTGAGCCTAACTATGCATTGACACCCGATACGGAGATCGCTTTATGGACATGGAGATTTGAACAAGGACTAGCAAGTAAGCAAGATTATTTTGACTATATGAATCCCGATGCATCTCCAGAACAGAGGGCAGAGTTCGAGACACAGCAACAACAGGCAGATACCGAGGAACAAGCACCACAAAATCGTCTATTGGCCCGATTAGAGGGTTAGATAGATGGAACAGATCATCGACCAGGCGGTTGCTGATTACCTATCACAACTAGAACTATCCCAAGAAGAATTCTACAAGGATGTAGAAGAACTACAGGATGAGGGTCTATCCAAGGAAGAGATACTAGCGATCATCGCAGGGCTTTCGCTTGTAGATTACTGGATCCAAGATCTTTTGATGCAGAGTGCGATAGATTCATACTTGAATGCAACAGGATTCATGTTAGATGACATGATCAAGTTTGGAAAGATAAGTGAAATAGAGTTACTAGCATTTAGGAAGGTGCAGGAATCATCGATCATCGCTTATAGCACCAGACTTGGTGAGGAGGTCAGGCTTGGATTGACAGAGGGATTATCTCAGGGGTTAAAAGGGAATGCATTAAAAGAAAGGATCGCTACCAAGATATCGCTAACTCCTAGAAGGGTTGAAAGTGTTGTTGCAACTGCATTATCTACTTACAACCGTAGCATTCTAATGGTCATGGCCGATGATCTACCCAGAGATGAATTATGGTATTATCACGGACCATTGGATGAGAAGACAAGACCTATATGTAGGGTAATGTTAAGTGAAGGAGGATTAACTCAAGGTCAGGTAGAGTCAAACTTCCCTGGTGCTTTGGTAGATGGTGGTGGATTCAATTGTAGACATAGATGGATGCCACAAAGGTCAGACCCAAGGATGTCCTCAAAGGCAAGTTCTCAGATAGCAGAGAACCCAAAGAAGTTCAAGAAAGCAAAGACCTTATTGGAGTATAGTCGTGGAATTTAAACTACCAAAATTAGAAGAGATCATAAGATTTAGTAACGGTTTTCTAAATAGTGTGACGATGAAGGCAAGACTCAAACATTTGGATATCATAAAGCATAAGATGAGAAGTCCTGATGGTAGGAGATTTGAAAAACTAACACCTGAATATGCTGCTGAAAAACAAAAGAAATATGGCAATAAGAATCCTAATCTTTATGCATCAGGTTTAATGTTCAAACAGATAATTCCTAAGAAACCAAAACGAGCAAGATGGGATAGTGATGTGCAATTATCCTATGGAGTAAAGGACGGTGCAAAGCATCCCAGGAACAAAGGGGACCAGATAAATACAGCAGATCTTTTGACGTTCCACGCAGAAGCTGTTCCACCCAATAAATTCAGACCGATATCAGGTAGAGTTGGTACACAAAAGGTCATACATAATGAGACCAGAGACATTGTTGTTAAAGACCTTGTAAACCAAATCAATAAGAATATAGGGAGGGCATTACGCCCTTACAGAACAAAAATAGACCTATAAAGGAGGACAGAATGTCCGAAGAAGCAACCGTACAAGCGGAAGCACCGCAGATCGCGGAAGGTACTCGATCACCAGTTGAACCTAAAGTATCGACAGAGGTGGCTCCTGAAAGCCAAGAAGCAACAGTTAGCGAATCCCCTGACGTTAATCAGTTGATAGCAGAAAGTAAAAAGTATCGTAGCAGGGCACAAAAGTCAGAAGCAGAGCTCGATAAACTGCAAAAGCAGATATCATCTACTAGAGAAAAGCAGATGGAAGAGCAACAGCAATGGCAAGAACTGGCGGAAGAGCGTTTGGCTCGGATAACAGAACTTGAGCCTATTGTTGAGAAGGCACAGAAGGAGGAAGTTCAACTAAGAGAACAGATCCTTACTGACTTTAGTGAAGAGGATAGGGAGACCTTTGGTGACTTACCGTTATCAAAACTCCGAGCCTTACATAGTAAATTAACTCAAAACAATCCTCGCCTTGCGATCGCCAATAATCCTGCCGTTCCAGCGAATGAAGTTCCTGAAGATTGGACAAAGATGGATAGGAAGGACAGAGTGAAACATTGGGATAAGATAGTGGCATCGTACAGGCGTACACCTTCTTAAAGGAGAATAACAAATGGCCTATACCGCCTTTAGTGGTGATACTACCAGAGGAACACAGCTGGATGTCTTTATTCCAGAACTGTGGGCTGATGGCGTTTATCGCTACTTTGAAAAAAACCTAGTTTTCAAACCATTCTTTGACGATTACTCAAGTTTGGTTAAAGGAGCTGGGGATGTATTACACATACCAACCGTACAAGAAGTGGCTACTGCTACCAAAGCAGTGAACACTGGTGTGGCTTATAGTGTAGCAACAGAAACCGATATCGACCTTTCGATTGATCAACACATTTATAGCGCAAAGCTTTTTGAAGATTTGGCTATGATCCAATCCAACGAGCAATTGTTTGACAAGTATGCCAAGTCAATGGCATATGGACTTGCAAAAGCTGTCGATACCAAGATAGAAGCATTGCTTCAAACGATTGGTACAAATCAGGATCTTGCTGCTAATAACAGTATGTCAAATGCTGATGTCGAAACCGCATTAGGTACATTAATTAGCAATGATGTTCCAGCCGATGAATGTGCATTCTTCGTGAATCCATTGATCTATGCTGATCTGTTGAACGCCAAGGCATTTGTCGCATCTGGCTCAAGTGCTGGTGTTGGTTTTGGTGCAGATAATGCTGCCATGAATACTGGGCAAGTTGGAATGCTTTTTGGAATTCCAGTTATGACTAGTTCATTAATACCAACAACTTCTTCCGATGGGATCGAAGTTGGCTACCTGGTCCACAAGTCAGCTATAGCTGTAGCTGTACAGCAAGATATTCGAGTTCAGTCAGAATATTCTGTAGACTATTTGGGAACCAAAGTTGTAGCTGACATCATTTATGGTGCAGTTATTACAACTAGCAACCATGTAAAAGGAATTGAGTTCTGTAATACTTAAACCTTAGTGTTGTAACACAATGGGCGGTGACGTGTCATCGCCCATTGTATTAGTAGGAGATATTATGATAGTATTAAAAAAAGATAACCACTATATGCACACCGAGTCACTAGAAGTGGCACAAGAGAAGGTCAATGATGGTTATGAAGTATTAAAAAACAAGTTTCCCGGTGTCAAAATCGTTAAACAAGAACCAAAAGCAGCACCAAAAAAGAAAATGTTCGCTAAGAAGAAAAAGTAACGCTTTTTAGCTGGACTCGTTCACGGTCTGCCAACACCTTAGAGAGATAGGAGAAGAAATGGCAACATCAAATTTACATCGTTACACTGCTCAAGAAGCAGAAAATCGTCTTGGTGGCGGTGGCTATGATTACGTCACAAACGCCACAGTTAATTCACACACATATGTCGCAATTCAAGCATTATCAGTTGATTGTGTGGTCACAGCGGCTACTTCAGTGGATACAGATATTTGGGATACACTTTCATCGGTCACACTATTGGCTGGTCAGACCATTTATGGTGAGTGGTCCTCAGTACAAATAGCCAGTGGTGACTTTGCAATAGTTTACAGGAAATCGAGTTAATCATGGGAAAACTACATAAAAGATCAGTTCAAGAAGCGTTAAATGCAACCGTAGGTGGCGAGTGGAGTGTTAATTCAGCTGGAACGGCTGGTTCATCTGCCAATGTAAATAATTCAATTCACTTAGCACTAGCAACAATGACATCAACGCTTGGAGTTTACAGCGCAGTAGAGATTTACTTTAATTTTGCAACAAGTGCTACAGATGTGAATGCATCCAACGATATGGTCATTCCAAAGAATACAATGATATATCTCACCGTACCTCGTGGCCTTGGGAATACAGTATACTTCAATTACAACTCAACAAGCACCACTACTGGTGCAGTAAGAACGGTGGAGATCTAAGATGTTTAATCCAATGGGGCAAAGCAATCCGCAAGACCTGGGCAATGGCGGAGAGATTGATGGTTCGTTAAGTGTAACTGGTGATTT